CACTGCGATATATTTATCCTGAATGGGTTGACTATGGCTGGACGAAAACCAAAGCCTGACAGTTTGAAGATTGCGGCGGGCACTCTGCGGAAATGCCGAGTGAAGAAAAACCCGCCGAAGGCTTCGGGAATTCCGAAGTGCCCATTTCAGCGTTCGACGATTGCGGCAGCGAAATGGCGGGAGGTCACGGCCGGACTCAAACGCTTGGGCATCGTCGACAAAATCGACGCAACGCACATCGAAGGGTTGTGCCATTCCTATCAGGTGGCGAAAGAGGCCGACGCGGTGGTGCGTGAATTGGGAATGTTGCTGCCGACGAAAGAAGGCGGGCTGATGAAGAATCCAGCCACGACGATATCGGGCGAAGCATGGCATAAGGTGCGGATGTGCTGCAACGATCTGGGGATGACACATCTTAGCCGGCAGCGGATGGAGTCAACTAAAGTTCCGGTGGAGGTCGGTCTTGAGGCTAAGTATCTTGGATGATAAGGGATACGAGCTGGACGAAGCGGCAGCGTCGAATGCCGTTGAGTTTTTCTCTGACATGCTGATCCATGTGAAAGGACGGCAGGCAAATCAGCCGTTCGTTTTGCTTCCGTGGCAGGCTGATATCGTGCGGGAGTTGTTCGGCCGGAAGCGAGCCGATGGAACGCGGCGATATCGCAAGGTTTACATTGAGTGTCCTCGCAAGAACGGCAAGTCATTATTCGCGGCCGGTCTGGCACTCTACATTCTATTGTGTGATGGCGAGCAGGGTGCTGAGGTGTACAGTGCAGCCAGCACGCGAGATCAGGCAAGCCTGGTCTATTCGATGGCAGCACAGATGTTGCGAAAGTCGCCGATACTGTCGAAGCATGTCACGATCCGGGATAGCGTGAAGCGGATCAATCATCCGAAGTCGGCGAGCTTCTATCGGGCGATTGCGGCGGACTCGGCTGCAGCTCATGGGTTCAACGCTCACGGCATCATCTTCGACGAATTGCACACGATGCCGGATCGTGAGTTGTGGGATGTGCTCGATACATCGACCGGCGCCCGGACTCAGCCGCTCACGATTGCGATCACAACGGCCGGGCACGATCGATCAACGATCTGCTGGGAGATGCACCAGTACGCGGAAGCGGTGAGGGATGGGCACATTGACGATGACGGATTCCTGCCAGTGATATTCTCTGCGGGTCCTGACGACGACTGGAGAGATGAGTCGGTATGGGAGCGGGTCAATCCGAGCTTGGGCGTATCGGTGACGTGGGATTATCTGCGGGAGCAGGCGGCGAGAGCGGAGGAAAACCCGGCATTTGAAAACACGTTCAGGCGATTGCATCTGAATCAGTGGACACAGCAGGAAAGCCGGATCATTTCAATGGCATCTTGGGACGACTGCGAGCACGAGGTTGACTGGTCTGGATACGATGGGCGGAGCTGCTTCGCGGGGCTGGACTTAGCAAGCACGATGGACGTGACGGCGTTTGTGTTGGCATTCCCGGAAGACGATGGCGGGATGACGGTTCGGCCGTGGTTCTGGATTCCTGAAGATAATATCAGCAAAAAAGCACGAGCTGATCAGCGGTTGGTGCGGAACTTCGGGGAGCGTGGCGACGTGGAAACCACGCCGGGCAATGAGGTGGACGTGATCTACCTGGCGGAACGGATAATGGAGATATGCCAGAACTACGACGTTCGATATATGGGATATGATCCGTGGAACGCTGCTGGGGTAGTGCAATTGCTGCAGTCTCATGGCATGCCGCTGCACGCGATCCAGAAGATGAGTCAGGGATCCAGCACATACAATGAGCCGTTCAAGCGGCTTCTATCGTGGCTCGGGAACGGTAAATTCCGGCATGATGGGAACGTCGTGCTGAGATGGATGGCCGGGAATACCAGCCACCGAGAGGACGTGAACGGCAACATTCGTCCTGACAAGGGGCGCAGTGCTGATAAGATAGACGGAATATGTGCTATGCTGATGGCATGTGGGCTGCTGATTAACTATGGCAGCGAGCACGGCGCGTACATGGAAGCCGGGTCGGGCGTCGTCTTATTCTAGGAAAAGTCATGGCTACGGACACCGGGGCGTTAATTGACGCCAATCCGCTGGAGAATCCTAGCATATCCTTGCGTGATCCAGTGGTCTGGGCCAGCATCTTCGGCGGTGGAGGGACGGACGCAGGGGTATCAGTGACACCTCGCACAGCGATGGGATACCCGCCGCTGTGGCGTGCAATCAGCCTAGTCGCTGGTGATGTCGCAAAGATGCCGCTGCAGATATTCCGTAGGCTGCCGGACGGAGGCAAAGAGGCGGCCAGGAATCATCCAGCTTGGGGATTAGTCACGCGGCAGGCTTCCGAGTTCATCGACGCCATGTCCTTCCGCGAGACAATCACCGCAATGGCATTACTCCGTGGCAACGGATACGCGGCGATTGAACGGAACAACCGAGGTGATGCGGCATCGCTGATCCTGATGGATTCATCCGCGACGTATCCAATCATGGCAGATGGCCGATTGTGGTATGTGACGAACTCGAACGGCGAGCAGTTCCGGTTGCCATCTCGCGACGTATTCCACATGCGGGGACTCAGTCCCGATGGACTCGTGGGCTATGATCTGGTGACGCTGATGGCGGATGCGTTGGGCGTCGGCATGGCAGCTCAACAGTTCGGGGCGAAATTCTTCGGTCGCGGTGCGAACGCATCAGGGATGCTGATGGTGCCGGGCACGTTCTCGGAGGAACGGATCCGGAACACAATCAAGGACTTCGAGGCGATGTCGACGGGGATGTCGAACGCTCACAAAATCGGATTACTGCAGGATGGCGTGAAGTTTCAGCAGTTGACCGTCACACCCGATCAGGCACAGTTTCTGGAGACGAGAAAACATGAAGTCAGAATCGTTGCCCAGATTATCGGCTGTCCGAATCATAAACTCGGCGATACGGAAACGAACAGCCATAGCAGCCTGGAGGCGGAGAACCAAAGCTACCTTGATTCGTGCCTCGACAAGTGGCTGAGGAAATTCGAGACTGAGTGCAACTGCAAGCTGCTCAGCGAGACGCAGAAACAGAACGACACACACTTCTTCGAATTCAACCGGAAGTCACTGCTGCGGATGTCGGCGAATGACCGGGCGAACTATTACGCGAAATTGCAGGAGCATGGCAGCCTGACTGTCAATGATGTCCTGCGGTTGGAGAACATGGCGACGATTGGCGAGTCGGGCGACCGACGGTATCGGCCAGGGAACCTACTAGAGATTGGCGACGAGCCAGATGGACCGACGCAGGAAGTGATGCCGAACGCTCCGGGGCCGGCGAATGGAATGCTGGCATCGTTGGTTCATAGCAGCGTGACGAAATCACTGACGGTTGAATCAGACAAAGTGAAGCGAGCGGCCGGCAAGGAGAAGAACTTCATGCAATGGGCTGACAAGTTCTACACCTCGTGGGTGACGAACAGCAGCACGACACCGGAGATGGAAGCGGCATTCCTCGTGCACGCCGATGAATCCATGCGAGCACTGACTGAGGTAGCGTGCAGTTCAACGGCGGATAGTCTGCCGGGTGCGATTGGTGAGTGCGTAGCGACATGGGCCGAACGCGGACAAATCCTGACCGACACAATTCTGGGGAAGACCAATGGCTGACGTGAACCTGTACGGCGAGATCGGCGGAGTATCCGAAGACTCAATTAGTGCGGCTGGATTCGCCGAGATGACAGCGGCGATCGATTCGGACGAGCCGTTGACAATCTACCTGAACAGCGGCGGCGGGTCTGTGTTCGACGGGCTGACGATCTATCAGAGCCTCGTGGCTCGGGAAGGCCCGAATCACATTGTTGTTCAAGGCGTGGCCGCGTCAATTGCTTCGGTGATTGCGATGGCTGGCGACACGATCGCGATGAGCCAGAGCAGTCGGTTCATGATTCACAATCCGATGGGGCCGAGTGCGTTGGCATTTGGGACTGCGGATGACCTGCGAGACGCGGCTGAGGATACGCTGAAGACTGCGGAACTGCTGGACTCGGTGGCCGGAACATTGGTTGACATCTACGCCAGCCGGACGGGTTCTTCGCGGTCGCAGCTTCGGGAGTGGATGGAGGATGAGAAGTGGCTGACGGCAGCCGAGGCGAAGAAATTCGGATTCGCTGACACGGTGAGGGCGAACAAGAGACTGGCCGCGAATACGTTCGCACGGCCGGTCTGTTTCGCGATGGAACGTGACGAACTGGATCAGGTGGCGGAGTTGGCACGCAGCGTCCAGATGCGTCTGCAACGGTCGGCAGATCCGGTCAGTCGGGAGTCGCTGGAGCTATCGAAAGCTCGGTTGTTCTTGACAGAGCAGTCATAGTCTGCAATTCTAATAGCTGAGCCGTCCAGGTCGCCGCGATAGCAGGCAGCCGGACACGCAATGGCAACAAAGCAATAGCAGCGTTGGTCAGAGTGAAGATTCTATCTTCATCGGGCAATGCTGCTTTTCGCATCCCCGGTGACACCATCAACCAGGGGAGCGAATTATGCCGCTGCAAGACAAAGTAGATCAGCGAGTGAAGCTGATCGCCGATGCTCGGGAGTTCCTGAGCGAATGCGAGAAGGACCACGAAGGCCTGACCGCTGATGAGACCGCTCGTTTCAACAAGATGCACGATGACGCCGACACGCTCAAGGCAGAGATCGATAATCTCGTAGCTGAAGAGAAGTCTGCCGCTGATCGTGTCGCACGGCAGGAAAAGGCCGAGCAGGATCTGGAAAGATTGCGAGGTCAGCACGACTTCGACAAGCTCAAGGCAAACCAGATCATCAAGCAGAACCTGCCGAGCGCTCCGGGAATCAACCGGCTGCAGGCGGTTGACCATACTCTGCAGAACTGGGCACTCAATGGCCGAGCTGCCTGCGATGCTGATCCGCAATTCCGGGACAATTTCAAGGCGTCCGGGTGCTCGTGGGACAGCGGGGCCGGTGGTCTTCATGTGCCGTTACTGAATCAGGCACCGAAAAGACTGGCAGATATCCGCAACGCTCAGTCAGTCGGGACAGCGACGGAAGGCGGGCACACCACGTTTCCGGGGTTCGTCTCATCGCTGGAGACCGCCCTGTTGCAGTTCGGCGGAATGCGGCAGGCTGCCACAATTCTAAGGACCGCGACTGGTTCATCTCTTGATTGGCCGACCGTCAACGACACCACGAATACTGGTGCCCTGCTGGCGGAAAACATTCAGGACTCAGAACTGGATGCTGTGTTCGGGAACTTGACGCTCGATGCGTACAAGTACACATCAAAGCTGGTCCTTGTCTCGAAAGAGTTGATGCAGGATTCTGCATTCAACATGGGGCAGGTCATCGGAACGATTCTGGGCGAACGTCTTGGGCGAATCCAGAATACGCATGCCACGACCGGTACAGGCTCAAGCCAGCCTAACGGCATCGTGACTGCTAGTACTGCCGGAGTGACTGCGTCATCCGCCACTGTTGTGACAATGGACGAGGTCATGAATCTGGAAGCGTCGGTTGACGCAGCCTATCGACCGGGTGCCATGTGGATGTTCAACGACACCACACGCAACGAGATCCGTCAGCTGAAGTCAGCCGACTCGATCTACCACTGGCAGCCCGGAGCACAAGCGGGTGATCCAGACATGCTTCTCGGCTATCCGTTCGTCGTGAATAACGACATGGCAGATACCGCGACAGCAGAGAAGTCGATTCTGTTCGGCCAGATGTCGAAGTATCTGATCCGCGAAGTGCTGGGTGTGACGCTGGTTCAATTGAACGAGCGGTATGCCGACTATCATCAGGTTGCATTCGTGGCAATCATGCGATTCGATGGCGACCTTCTGGATGCCGGCACTAATCCAGTTAAGCATCTGGTGCAGGCGTAGGCGAACCAATCCAGCGGAGTCATGTGGCTCCGCTGGTTTTCATACTCTTCTGAGGAGCCAATATCGTGGCTGAAACAAACTGGAATCGTGACTACATGAAGGGGTACACGAATGTGACATCAGCAGCGGTAACGCTGACTGATGATGATTCGGGTACTGTCTATCGTGTGAATGTGGCTGATTGCGTGTTCACTCTGCCGAGTTCCGAGGCTGGTCTGGTGTATCACTTTGTGATTGACACCGTGTCAGCAACGACCGGATGTTCTTTGAGTCCGGCTGCCGCCGACAACATCAACGGCGGCACCGACAATAAAGACCTGATCAACACTGCGGCGACTGACGTGAAGGGCGACAGCGTCACTGTAGTGGCTGACGGATCTGAGGGATGGCTGACTCTCGGGATGCACGGCGTCTGGGCGGCTGAAGCGTAAGTGAATGGGGATGCGGTCCGGGCAGGCAATAGCTCGGACCGCGTTTTCGTCTTGATAAGGGTACGGCATGAAAATCAAGCTCGCACATTATTCACGGCTGTCCGGAGCCGAAGGCGATCCCGGTGAGGTCATTATTTGTCCTGACGACATCGGCAAACGATTCATTGCCACGGCCGGGGCCAAACTCATCGAAGAAACTACGGAACCACCGAAGGCTCCGACAAAGCAGTCTCGGAAGGTGAAGCAATCAGCGGAGACTGACTGATGGAACTGGGTCACACCACGTTCAATGTCTCAGTTGAGCCAACGAATGAGCCGCTCAGGTTGGAAGACCTGAAATGCCGCATGCGTGTCACAACGCACGACTTCAATGCGGAGTTGCGGGAACTGATGACCGCAGCACGGCGGCAGGTTGAGCACGACACGCGGCGGAAGCTCGTGACGCAGACGGTGCAGATACTGATGGACGATTTCCCGTCGACCGAGTATCTGGAAATGCGGATGCCACCGATCTCGGCAGTCACATCGATCGGCTATACCGACAGTGCGGGGGCATCCCAGACGTTTTCATCAGCTAGCTACAATACGGATTTCACATCAACTCCGCCGCGAGTCAAAGTGATTGATGGGGTGTTCTGGCCGGCCACTGATGACATTCCGAACGCGGTGACGATCACGGTGACCGCCGGATACGGGGCACCGGCAGCAGTTCCGCCGGAGGCTAAGCTGGCGATTGTTGAATACTGCAAAATGCACTGGGGCAACTGCGACGGCGACTCAATGAAGTATCGGAACCTCGTTCAGACGCTGCAATGGACAGCGATTGGCAGGGCTGCCTGATGGCCTGCTGCACAAACTACGACAAAAAGCTGCAGGTTGAGACGCTGACCGGAACGGCGGACGCTCACGGGTTCATTGACGACACGCTGGACGCGAATTGGTCGACGCGATTAATGACGTTTGCCAGTTGCAAAAGCAAGGGCGGCCGGGAGTTTTGGAAGGTTGATCAGGTCAACGCGGATGTCAGTCATGTGTGGATCTGTCCGTGGACAACGGCACTGGCGGCAACAACTCCGGACAGCCGGCTGATATCAGAGGGCATCACGTATCAGATCATGAGTGTCGTCGACATCGACAACGCTCATCAGGAAGTGGAACTCCAGACGCGGAGGGCTGTGTAATGGCTGCACGGTTCGGGGTGGCCACTGAGATATTCGGCGATCAGGAGATCATTCGCATTATGGGAAAAATGCGGACGACATCCGGACGGCGGACTATGTCGGCAGGAGCATGGCTTGCGGCCGACGTGTTATTGAAAGCTGCCAAGCGGGCCATTCCATCAAACAATAAGAACGCCCGTAAGGCTCACGGCCGACGCCGATTGAAGGTAAAGGAGTCGCCGGACGGCGGGGCGAAGGTTGGTGGAAGGGTTGCAGCCAGTAGCAAGGTCAGGGCGCGAGGAAAGACACCCGGGAAAAAGGGGGTCGGCATCGGTGCTAGAAATCTGCACTGGACTCACGGCACTGGAACACTCGGGCAAGGCTCAGGTAAAGAGAGATACACAGGCAAGAAGGGCGGACCGGTACGGAGGACGGGTAGTAGTAATCCGACAGCGATATCAATGGCGGTGCTCGCCCGAAGGAATAGCACATTGCTGCGGTCTCAGTTTGCGAGGGGAGCACGGAAACAACTGGATATTGAAGTCAGTAAAGGGAAAGCGTTTTGAGGGCCGGTCTTGTCTCACTATTGGCGGGTGAATCATCGGTCAGCACGCTGGTGGGCAGCCGGATATATATCAGCAAGGCTCCGCAGAAAGCGGCATTGCCTCACATAGTTATCACACAAATATCAACGAATGAGTTCCTGCAAATAGACGGCACAGGTCCGCTGCGGTTTGTGGACTTCGACATTGACTGCAAGGCAGACAGAAGCATTGAATCGGAAGCACTGGGGAAAGCCGTCCGGGTATTTCTTGACGACTACACTGGTGCTGCAGGATCACAGACCATCGGGGCGGTCCTGATGAATGACGAGTCGACCGAGTACGAGCCGCCGCAAGACGGGTCAGATACTGGCGTTCATAACACTTTGCTGGATGTCCAAATCCAGTATCACGCAGTTTAGGAGGACATCATGGCTCAGATTATCACTAAAGGTTCCGTGATCAAACAGTCTATCTCAGCCTCGTTGGTCGCAGTAGCACAGACACTTTCGTTCAGTCACTCATCCGCCGAGGCGGAGGGGTATGACGCGACAACGATCGATCAGGCGGCTGCTGGCAAGGCTCGTAAGGTAACGGGGTACACGAATCCCGGCACATTCGATTTTGAAGTGTTTTTCGATAGTCAACTCGCGGGTCATCAAGCCCTGACAGACGACATCACGACGCCAGCAGGTCGTGATTGGTCCTGCACGTTGGTTGGTGGTACAGAAATGACATTCACCGGCGGCGGCATGACGTTCGGCTACTCGGGCGATATGAACGACGGCATCAAAGGGACGGTCAGCATTCCGCTGGACGGATTGATGGTTTACCCAACATGAAGGCGAAGTATCTCAACGACGTTGAGGCGGCACCGCGAGCAATCGGCTGGCCTGGCCTCATCAAGAAGGACGACGGGAAGTGGTATTTCCCGGCCGGGTACATCACCGATCTGCCGGACTGCTACCGGTTGGTGCAGATGGGCGTCGCCGAGCCGGCCGACGAGGAATGCACGTTGCGTGCGTGTATGACATCAGCGGAAATGAAGGCAGCCCAGCGCCAACAGGACATGGTTGGTAAGGGGATTCATCCGGACGACTACCAGCGATATCTCGACGGCGAGATAATCGGTTACGACGAAGATGGCAACGATCTGCCGGGTCCAAATTGGCAAGAGGAAGAGGACGACGATGGCGAGTAGTCGCGAGACATTACTGAAGCCGCTACCGATCAAAACAGAGCGGGTTGACCTGCCGGAATTCGGTGATAATGAATACGTGATGTGTCACGGCATGACAGCCCGTGAGAAGAACAATCATGACTCCGCACTAATGAAGCGTGATTGGTCCGGGGTTGACCGGAAGAAAGCGACCACGCAGAAGGAACGGCTGATGGTGCGTTGCATCCGTGACGATGATGGCCAGAGGGTATTCAGCGATGAGGACATTGACGCTATTGGTGACTGGCCGAGCGATACGTTGAATCGCTTGTTCGATGTGTGCAATCGATTGAGTGGAGGCGGCACAGATTCAGACACCGAGGAACTGGCAAAAAACTCACGAGAAACCACAGGCGACTGACGGCAATGCGTCTGGCGGAGCATGTGGCAGGGACGGTTGATGTCGACGGGATGCTGGATTCAATGACGCCGGCACAGTTCGACGAGTGGTGCGTTAAGGATCAGGTCGAGCCGATTGGTTACAGTGCTCAGGCGTTGGGGATGATCGCGTGGTTCATTCATTCATATTTGGCGAGCGACAGCGACGCGACGGCGCAGGACTTCATGCCGTGGACGCGATTTGCACCGCCGCCGAAAGCCAACAACGCAGCCGCCCGGCGGATGATCGAATCACTTGCACGGAGGATGCCTGATGGCCAGCCTCGGTGATTTGGTCGTGAATCTGAAAGCCAATAACTCGAACTTTAATCGGGGGATGAAACAATCCCAGTCGCGAATGAAGCAGTTTGGACGAGCTGCCAAAAGACTGGCGATTGGGGCTGCGTTCACTGCTGCTGCCGGTGCAGTCGTGGTGTTTCGCAAGCAACTCGAAGAGTTGGACGCAGTTGCAAAACTGTCAGCGAGGACAGGTTTCGGGGCGAGGGATATACAGGGATTCGCTCTGGCGGCGGAACTCGGCGGCAGTAGTGCGGCGGCGGCGGCCAAAGGCATGGAACAATTCACGCGGCGGATGGGTGAGGCCGCTGGCGGCACTGGAACAGCAGCGACTCAACTGCGGAAGATGGGGATTGACGCAAAGAAACTAGGAGATCTACAGCCTACGGAACAACTTCGGATCGTGGCGGATGCGATTGCAGCGTTGCCAAGCAAGGCCGAACAGGCAAACGCAGCCTATCAATTATTCGGCCGTGGCGGGCTGGAACTGGTAAACGTATTATCGCAGGGATCTGCAGAGATGCAGAAAATGAACGACGAAGTGGACGCGATGGGACTGGCATTGTCGGCGGATCAACTGAAGGCGATTGAGGATGTCAACGACGAATGGACAAAGATGACATTTGCGATGTCAGGGGCAGCGGCAACGATTACGGCGGACATGGCCCCGGCGTTAATGGACCTCTTGCAACTAATGGGAGACCTGGCAAAAGCAGTGAAAGATCAAGCTAAATGGTTTTCTGTATTATTCAAGGTGGGGACAGGAAACATAGTGGGGTTAACGGCAGAGTTCCCGGGAGGGCCTGATAATGCCGGGCTGTTGGGTAAGTTTCCGGGAGGGCCTGATAATGCCGGGCCGTTGGATGACATGAATGGAAGGGCAAAGGGAACGGGATTCCCGCTCAGTGAGGACGATCTAGGAATAGACGTATCGAACAAGACTGCAAAACGCGGGATATTCGACCGCATCGCCGGATCAAAGCAGATGATAAAGTTGCAGCAGGATCTGTTGAAAATCAAACTGGCGGTGCAAGCGGCGGCTGAGAAAGCGAAGAAGGCGGCAGAGGCTCAGAAGCAACTGGATCAAATCCGGGTTGACGACGCGATTGCGGCGGCCAGGGATAGGGTCGACGAAACAAAGCCGAAATCAGGTGGAGCACGATTCGCGGGCATAGCAACGCGGGGATCGTCCGAAGCGTTATCGTCCATCTTCGCATCGCGTGCAGCGAAGGTGCCGGAGCAGGCTCTGGCCGAGCACAAAAAAGCGAACAAGACGCTGGATGATTTACTGGCGGAGCAGAAGAAGAAGCAGACCGACGCCCTATTACTACAAGGGGCAGTGTAATGACTGTGACATACCTCGGCGAGAAGCCTGGTGGCGAGAAAGCCACGAACACTGAAGGCAAACGCAGCTACACTCGCACCTTCGTCCTCAACGCATCCAGTCCATCGGACAAAGCATACACCGTCGGAAGCAACGCCAGCCTGCCGGTGATTGGGTCGGTGCATCCACAGGATTCGTCCGCGTACTGCCGCACGTTGTCGGTGACAAATCCTAACCCCTACGCGGGGTGGGAAGTCTCAGCCGACTACGACAGTAATCAGAACATCGACGCCACGAATCCAGACAACGACGAAGCCCTGATAACATTCAACAGCGAGATTTATCAGGAAGCGGTGGTGCAGGACAAGAACGGCAACGCGATCATGAATTCAGCGAATGACCCGTTCGACCCTCCATCGACAATTGATAATAATCAACTGATCGTGACCATCAGCAGCAATCACAAAGCAATACCTCCGTGGGTTCTGGATTATCAGAACGCAGTAAACGCCGCAGCGTTTACGGTTTCGGGGCTGAGCATTGGGCAGGGGAACGCTAAGGTCAACCGGATAACAGTGGGATCGCGACAAGTGAGGGGGACGGAGTCCTATTACTCGCTCTCAACAGAAATACACGTAAAGAAAACAGGCTGGAGGCTCGAACCTCTGGATGTCGGGATGAAGCAAAAAGAAATAGGGGCTGACAACCAGCCGACAGGAAAGTTGATCCCGATCTACCTGGCGGATCAGGAAATAGCAACCGCACCATTTCCGCTGGACGGCAATGGGTTCGCTGATTACGACTCAACACCCGCCACGGCGATATTCTTAGACTTTCAGGTCCACGATGAACTGGATTTCACAAACCTTCCCGGGATCACATAGCAATGGTAAACCGCATCGATTCAGACACGACTGTTGACGGATCAATAACAGCCACCACCATTAACGCCACCACCGCATCTATCACCAATGCTATGTGTACATCTACTATGGCACTGGCAAGGTCTAAGCTCGCGCAGGACACGCTGCAACCGTTCACGATCCCGCTGACTCAATTCAGGACGTGGGATGCTCTGGCGGTGAATCTCCCCGGTACTCCCGCCGCCGACGATCTGGGACTGGACAACGCGACGTTCGGCACTGGCTCGCCGCATCTAACGACTGGCGACCTCGGCGCGGCGGGAGCTACGAGCCGATACGCACGAGTTCAT